ATATCTATCTCCTTATAAAATGGTTAGTGTCAACAAGACAACCCCATACTATATCAATACTGCACACCTGTCAAACAAAAACATACATAACCTTTATGATGTTTTCTCTTCGACTGAGAAACCTTAATCATATTACCAACATCTAATCCATTTTCGTCACAAAACTTTCTTAGATTGTCTGTGATTATTTCTTCACCATCAGGTAAAACTATTCTATATGATATCCTCATTCTCAATCGTAGTATGAGGTAAGTGTCAAGTTTATTCGGAATCCCAACCATCAGTGTAACCCTCTGGAAGATCAGTGAAACATCCATTATCATCAACATTCTGACAAAATACACTCAGAAAACTTGAGATTTCTACCACCTGACTCGGATGGAGTGAGGTTTCAGGTTCTCGGACGAAGAAGGGTAAACCGTGTCCTGCTTTCTGCATCAACTTGATAGGTAGGTCTACCAAACCGATAACGTGTGCCATAGAGTTAGGACGGTCTTTAGGGAGCAAATCACGTTCCAATTGATACCCTAGAATCTTCTCAATCCATACTTTAGCAACAGGGTCAATATTAACTACACGATTTCCGTGATAACGGGTCACGTCATAATTGAGTTCGATAGCATCGTCTACTTCTACCTGCATATCACCTTTATGACAGATCAGGTTCAAGGGTTTATCAAGTTTTACGTCTGGGTGTTCAGTCCATTTACCGCCACCCATACCACGGCTTCTAATTCCTGCCATAACTATCTCCTATGAAAAGAAGGGGTTACCCGTTAAGGTAACCCCTATGGTTTATTTAACAATCAGACCATTTTCGTCTGCGGTGACGGTGATGTTATCACCATCTTTGATCTGACCACTCAGAAGGGCTTTACCTATTTGAGTTTCCAGTGTTCCACTCAGGTAACGCTTGAGAGGTCTTGCCCCGTAGATCGGGTCGTAGGCTACGTTAGCGACATACGATTTTGCCTCTTCATCAATTTCCAGAGTGATGAACCGATCAGCAAGACGTTTACGGATATCGTTGGTCAGAAGATCAACAATGACCTTGATGTTCTCTCGGCTGAGAGGTTTGAAAAGAACAATGTCATCAACACGGTTCAGGAACTCAGGTCGGAAACCCTTTTGGAGTTCATCAAAGACCTTATCACGGGCAGACTCTTTGATTTCACCATCATTACCAATTCCAGTGAGAAGGTGTTGGCTACCGATGTTACTGGTCATGATGATTGCGGTGTTCTTGAAGTCAACCGTTCTACCGTGACCATCAGTGATACGACCATCGTCAAGAACTTGGAGTAAGACGTTGAAGGTATCAGGGTGAGCCTTTTCGATTTCGTCAAAGAGAATGACACTGAAAGGCTTACGTCGAACAGCTTCGGTGAGTTGACCACCCTCTTCATAACCAACATACCCCGGAGGAGCACCGATCAGTCGGGAAACACTGTGCTTTTCCATGTATTCCGACATATCAATCCGAATGATGTTTTGTTCGGAGTCGAACATCGTGTCAGCAAGGGCTTTGGCGAGTTCGGTTTTACCGACACCAGTAGGTCCGAGAAAGATGAAAGAACCAATCGGGCGGTTGGGGTCTTTGATACCACTTCGGTTACGAATCATGGCTTCGGTGACCAGTTGAACTGCTTCCTCTTGACCGATCAGACGTTTACCGATTTCTTTGTCAAGGTTGAGAACTTTTACTCCCTCTTCCACGGTCATACGTTCAACTGGAATTCCAGTGGCACGACTGATGACTTCAGCAATCTCAGTTTCATCAATGGCATCGTGGAGTAGACCAACTTCACCCAGAGTGGCGGTGTAGTTTTGAAGTTCCATTTCCATTTGAGGGAGAATGGTGTATTTCAATTCACTGGCACGATCAAGTTCGTTAACTCGTTCACAAGTAACCAGTTCCTTACGAGCGGCTTCAAGTTGGGTGCGAAGTTCAACCAGATTCTTAATGGTGTTCTTTTCGTCTTCCCACTTTTCGGTCAGGTCGGTTTGGTCTTCAACCAGTTCGGTCATTTCTTCCCGAAGAACCACCAGACGGTTGATCGAACCTTGATCCTCTTCTTTCAGGAGGGCTTTTTCTTCGATCTGAAGCATCTGGATTCTACGATTAACACCATCCAACTCAGCAGGGCAACCATCAAGTTCGGTACGAACCATGGCACATGCTTCGTCAACAAGGTCGATAGCTTTGTCAGGAAGAAAACGGTCACTAATATAACGGTGACTCAGTTTAGCGGCGGCGACAAGAGCATTATCACGAACAGTTACACCGTGATAGATTTCGTAAGTCTCTTTAAGACCTCGGAGAATACTAATAGTGTCTTCAACGTTCGGTTGATCAACAATGATTTTTTGGAAACGCCGTTCCAGAGCGGCATCCTTCTCAAGACCTTCACGGTATTCATTAAGAGTGGTAGCACCGATGCAACGGAGAACCCCACGAGCGAGTAGAGGTTTCAACATGTTACCGACATCGACACCACTATCACCACCCATACCAACCAAGTTATGGATTTCATCGATGAACAACATTACTTGACCATCTTTGTTCTTGATTTCCTCAAGGATTTTCTTGACACGATCCTCAAGTTCACCTTGAAATTTAGTTCCTGCCATCAGGGAACCCAAGTCTAGGGCGTAGATGACCTTTTCTTTCAGACCATCAGGAACGTCACCACGAACGATACGTTGGGCAAGACCTTCAACAACAGCAGTTTTACCAACACCCGGCTCACCAATCAAGACAGGGTTGTTTTTAGTTTTACGAGACAAAATCCGAATCATACGGCGAATCTCGGCATCACGACCAATTACAGGGTCGATGTTATTTTGACGGGCTTCATCAACTAGATCACTACCGAATTGAAGCATGAAGTCGGTAATCAACTTATCATCTTCCTCTTGAACGTCTTCTACTTCAACACGGAAAGGTTGTGGTCGTTGAGGTTGACCACCTTCCGATTGACGGCGACGAATCTCAGCCATTACCTGTTCGCGGCGTTGAGATTCAGACATTCCATTATCGTTTGTGTTCCATACACCGTTCATATTTGTATCCTTTTCGTTTTGTGTTTCGTTATTGTTGAGACACATCATACCAATCAGATGATCGGTTGTCAATAATTACTTCAATTGTTTTTGGGGTTTAACAAGAACCAAGACAGGTGCTTGTTTGACAGGAACATAGGCAGGTCGTTCTAGATTGTCTTTTCTGTATCCCATTTTGTTTCCTTTCGTTAATTGGTTACAACTCAATATACCAAATTATGAGTTAGGATACAAGGGAAATCTTTTAATATATGTATTTTTCTTGTTTATCAGATTGCCCTGTCTGTTCACAGACAAAACACTTGTGATCTGGATGGTGCATAATGACCAGAAAGTTGTTAGCGGTCACCATTACTATATGTGAATGGAGTAAGGGATGTAGATCAGCATTATACATTGCCTCTTCTACACTACCCAAACTAGGTCTAATATGAATTGAATCATCAAGTCGTTCCTTCACTGTTAATGGTTTCTCCCATTTCAATCAGACTCTTTGAGGTCAGTAGACCGTCTTCTAAACGTTCTCTAACCATTGAACGAATCCGTTTGATGTTTTTCGCGCCTATTGATCTGGTTGCCTGTGCCGGTAATTTCAATAGTTCTATTGTGAAGATTTTACTCTCAGCACCGTATGCTGTTGGATAGTGAATAAGAACATGTTTTACGGTTTCATCTACATTGAACAATAGGTATGTGTCTGTATTTATACGGACAAGACCTGAACCGTTCTTTGTTATTTCAAATTTCATATTTTCCTTTATATTGTGAATAGGTCTTCGGGTAAATCAGGACATTGTACTTTACGGCTGTCAAGTATACACTTGACGGCACGGCAATATTCATTATTCGGGGTTTTATGGTGAACTTCAAGAAGATGTTGATAGATGTTCTCAAGGTGGTTGGTATCACAATCACCTAACTCAACCATACGCATTGGTTCTCTTCCACTTTTACCTCTAGTTCCCCATCTAAGTTTATTTGCATACTCTAAGGTCATTTCTATTGGCACAGTTAATATCCTTGATGTGACGTTTGGCATAAGTTCCCTTTCTGTTCGTTTAATAAAAAACAGGGTAACCTGAGTCACCCTGTTATGTCAATCTATTTAGATTTTACTTACAGGGAACGATCTTCTTACCCCATTCGGTTTTCTTCCACAACTTTTCATGTCCGTAGTAGACAACAAATTTGATTGCGAAGTCAGCAACACCGATCTGCATTGCGGCATCAATACCACCCGTCAACCAGTATACAATAACAAAAGTCAAGATGACCGAAACGATACGCCATGTGATTGCCTTTAAGAACTGCCGTTTTCCAGTGCTAATTACCTTCATATCAAATCTCCTTCAAAGTCAAAGGGTTATCGTTACTTACAAACAATAGTAACACCCTAAGACCTTAAAGTCAATAAGATTATTTCTTCTTTTCTTTCTTCTTGGAATCGGCGTGATTCTTGACAATGTGCATTTTCAGTGCGTGATTAGTCTCATACTTATCATCTTCACACCAAGGACAAACCAAACGTCTTTCGACTACAGGTTCGGGAGTTTCCTTCTGTAATATATCGATGAGTTGTGGTGTAATCATATGGATTTCTTCACGTGACTCAAAGTTATTCATTCGATATCCCGGTAAATCACCTACTCTCATTTTAAGATAGGTCATTGCATCGGATTGATCTTTACCCAACAGATATAATTTATATGTTGATTCGTCTGTCTCGTAACTTACTACAAATACTTGCATTTTATTCCTCCAATTTGTCGTACATCGGTTTGTACGATATGTTCTTACCATACGTGTCTGCATCGGTACAGAGATAATACGAAATTTCCATACCGACTTCTTTGGAATCTTTTTGAGCAATCATCTGAATACCTGAAAGGAATTTGGTTCCGGGTTTAAGTCGGGCATTTCCTAAATCTGGGCATTCAAGTAATTGTTTAAATTCCTGTTGTCTCATTTAAAGTCTCCATTTTTCCTACTACCGTATCAAGTTTTCTATCCATACTCACTACAAATGTGTTATATTCATCGTTTAGTTTGTATAGTTCCTGTAATAGTAGTTCTTTTTGATCTTCCTCTTCTATATTAAACTGAGCCATTACTTCCTCCTTGAATCCTTATTACTCTAAGGTTTCCTCTACTGGCTCATTTCCTAATTCATCTTCAAGGGTTGCATTTTGTGAACTGTAACCCTGTGATTTCAATATGGTTTCTATACTCTCAAGGAATGGTGCAAGGTCTTTCTCCTTGAGAGATTCCATAAGTTTTGTCTCACCTTGAACCTTGATGTCAAGACTTGGTACGGTATACCATGAACCACCCTTTTCAATCAGACCCATATCTGTAGCAACAGCGATCATACCTGCAAGGGCATTAACACCATCACGATAGTTGATTTCAAAAAGGGCCTCTTGGAATGGGGGTGCAAATCGATTCTTGATTGTTGCGGCGTGAATCTCTGTTCCTAATACTGCCCCACGTGCGGCGGCTTTGGCACCGGGATTCTCATAAATGAGTTGTTTCTTGAGTGTTACTATATAATCTGCGGCAAGTCTGGGATACTTACCACCACCAATCTGTTCAGGGTCACCGTAACCACTTGGATTACCATAGTAATGTCCTGCCGAGAAAGCAATACTGTCTTGGAACTTGACAATATCTACCATTGTTTTCATCATTGCTTTGATCTTCTTTTGGAGTGAACCTTGATCTGCCTTGATATCACCTTTGTCTGCATCAGCGACTACCTTATTTGAGTTCAATGCACCGATAGAGTCAAGAGCAATAGCGAGTTTTGTGAAACCCTCTTGTTTGATATTGGCTAAATCTCGGTGAATGTCTTCAACAGTGGATGAGTTGATGACCATAGATTTTGTTGCGTCTAATCCCCAACGGGCGACGAATTCAGCAGTCCATGCTCCCTCTGCGTTGATGATGATAGGGGTGTATCCAAGTTTCTGAGCTGCGGCAAGATTCAAACACATAAATGATGACTTACCTGACGCTTCTGGTCCTACTAGAAGTGTATGGGTTTTCTCTGCAACCCCTTTGTATAGTGACCCTGACAGGATTCTGTTCAGGTCGTATGTTGGAGTGAACAACCAAGTATTGATCTGGGCTACTTCACTCTCTGACAAAACCATGACTCTCTTCCCTTTGGAAGACTCCATGAGTTTCTTTTTTATCTCTTCAAATACATCTGACATATGTTTACCTCACATTTTTACCATATTATACACATTTATACCATATATGTCAATCTATACGGTTTTGATCGTTAACTTCTTTTACTGATTGTATCAAATCCGCCCTGATACCCATCTTTTCTGTCCATTCTAGGTAAGTATTTATATTTTCTGGAAAACATTTACCACCAAACCCTCGTTTACCATCGTGACCCGGAACTTCTAGGTGACTGTGACATATTCTACCATCACTCACAAACATCTTCATTACACTATCCCAAGGCAACCCTAACTTATCGGAAGTATTACGCATTTCATTCATAAACGATATCTTAGTCATGAAATATAGGTTCGTCATATACTTGATAAATTCTGCACATGAGGAACTGGTCTTGAAGATAGGCGTGTGGCGGAAACGCTCACGGTAAAGGTCTTCTACCCTGTCAGTTGCATCACTACCTGTGCCACCTATAATGAATTTGGGGGAGTTAATAAAATCCTGATTTGCTGATCGGTCAGTCAAAAACTCTGGGTTGAATACCCAATCATTACCACAAATATCCTGTAGTTTCTCAGTGGTTCCGGGAACTACTGTTGATTTTAGGATGAATGTGATATCTTCCCTCTCGGTACACGTAGCGATAGTGTATGCCAGTGATTCTACCTCTGTGGCTGGCACACATATGAATATATAATCACACTCAAACAGGTCTTCTATACTGGTTGAGGGGTCAGCAACATCAAAGGTTTTAATGTCGGGATATGTAGGGCTAAATCCGTGGTAGACTGCTTTGCCTACCACACCCATACCTGCAATTCCTATTCGCATTCTTGCACCGTTACCTCATATGGGTCATCATTGGGTGGGATTTCTTCACCCCGATAACTCTCACATTGCTCATTGAATACACGAACCTCTTCATCGTGGTCATATCCGATAAAGGAATAAGATATTCCTCTGGTGTAATAATCCAACTGGTCGTGATATTCCTCTTCAAAAGGTGACCAATAAATCACTTTCTCAAACGAGAAATCCTCTTGATACTGAGGCGCTTGACCCTCTTTCCAATGAGGTACGATGCGGAATGTGCGAAATCCGATACCAGAGTTCAATGGATGATTATCAATCATCTGGAACTCAACCTCATCAATGATTTCAGCATCATGGAATCGTTGTAATTGATTCATCATATGGATGAGTTGATGGTTTACTCTGTTTGCTTCCAATGCAAAGTTACCGTGTTCAATCAGGGTTAGACCCATATTGATAGCGTCCTCACCTTGTAACCACATCGTAAAGTTCGCATCTGAATGTTTAACCTGCTCACCCTCTCCACCTGTAGTTTTACAGGCAAAGTATACCGACCTATCTTCCATTGATCGTTCTGTCGTTAGACCCTTAATAGTGAACTCTATACGTTGATCGGTATCATCTAGGCTTGAGAATTTATAGCTCAAGACATCTTCCTCTTCGGCGTGCTTCATTACTGTATCCATCTTACTGCTCCTTTTCTTTCCAAAAGTGATAAACTGTGCCGTCTTGATCGGTTACAAGACAATCCAAAATATAATTCTCATCTTCACCTAACAACTGATCTTCCAATCCATTGGCTTCAACCAATCGACCTCTTACACCTACGGATACTATTTCCTCTGGTTCATACTTTTCCCAAGCACATTGAACATAGTGTGCGATCTTCAAGAAATCTAGTTCCTGTTGACCCTCACGACTCTGTGTACCAAATCTCTTGGCATACTTCTCTACCTGTGTGACACAATCCTGTGTGGAATAATCAGTGATAGCATCCTCACCAACATCGCCATATTGAGGAACTGTGTAATCTCTCAAGTGGTTAGCTACCTCATAAGCAAATGTCCACCATTGTTGCTCCCGTTCAGACATATGAACCACTTCACCTTGCTGTGGTTTCATCACCGGAGGGACGAAATTACTCTGACCACATACATCAGCACCTTCACAATTTTCTTCACATTTATGTTTCATATTCTAAATAACTCCTCTTCAAAATGTTCTACTGATACTGTTTCCGGTATCCATCCGAAGCTTCTACTCTGGAATATACCGGATGACATGTTGTATATGTTACGGAAAACTTCTTCGTACTCCGATATGGTTCTTCTACCTGACGGGGTTGTTACAGCTATGATTCTACTTTCTGAGAACTCAGCGCTACGACCAAACTGAACCAAGTCACCACGGTATGATTCGATTTCATCTACGAATACATGTGACACTCTACAACCTCTCAGTATACCCTCGCTGGTAATGTATACATTCCTTTGTCTATCGTGACACCCCAACACATCCAACAAATTATGTACAGCCCTTCGTTGTGGTTCGTTAGAAACCAATAAAATAGAGTCATAAGTATCAACAAACTTTCTAACCAGAGCATTAGTCTTCCCTGAATTTCGTGGTGACATTATCAGGGTATTACTATTGTAATTCATGTGTCTATGGAATTGGTCTAAATCGTATCTTGTTTCCCTCATTAACAACCTCTCGCACTTC